GTGTCCTTCATCGGATGTTACACAACAAAAGCGGCTGGGAGAACACAGGGCACGATAATACGTTATACATGTGGGTGACCATATGGGAGGCTATTGAAACGCTGACGGGGATGAATTTTGATTCAGTGGCACGATTGTTAGTGAATGGCGATGATATTGCTATATCAATTGACAGCGAAAGGGTTGGAATTGTCGAGTTAACGGAATACTTAGGAAACTATGGAGTCCGGCTTAGCTTTGATAACCCAACACCTCGCTTCTCAACGGATGTTACATTTCTTAGTCATACACTCAAGCCGAGGTTTGTTTCTTTATACGGTGATGTTCTCATCGCAGCAGGGAATTTTCCGAAGCTGGTTAGCAGTCTACATTGGGTCAAGGTTAGTCCTAGTCTCACATTTGAGGAGAGTGTTCTTGCGCATTTATTGGGTTTACGATTGTGTTTATGGCCTTGGAGAGTAGAGTTTCTTGAGGTGGAGGAGATGATCGACACTTTCCTGTGTCGGACATTTATTACATCAGGTATGAAACTCTTACTTCGAGGCCGGTTAGCTGAGGTGCAAATCCTCAACCTACATTTGAAGATGGAAGGTGGGTTCGTTTTTTACCACCGGAGTGGAATGAAGTTTAAATTTGAGGTTGGCCAGGTAACTAAAGGCCTCATAAAAGAATTTTATTCTAATAAGTCAGATAATGTCAGAAACACAGAAGAAGCCTACTCTTGCTGAGCGTCAAGCTCAGTCAAAGAGAGATAAAGCGCAGAATGCTCAAAATGTTGGAAAAGGTAAAAACCAAGGCGGATCTAAACAGCCGCTTGGAGGAGGAAAAGGAAAAGGACAGTCATCGGTCGCGGCCGCCTACTCTACGAAACAGAGATCTTCAGCTCCGAAGATTACTGCTAGTAGAGATGAAGCTAGAATTGTTCATCGAGAGTTGCTCGCAAGTGTTGTTGGATCAGCAGCATTTGCGGTGCCACTTTCGTTGGCTCTCAATCCTGGCCTTGCGGCTCGTTCCCTTGGCTGAGTACCCAAGCTCAAGCGTGGGAAACATACACCTTCAATAAGCTAAGGTTTTGTGCTTATACTCGTACAGGCTCAACGACCCCAGGGTCGTTGATGCTTGTTCCTGATTATGATGCACAAGACACTGCGCCTATTTCAGAACAGATAGCAAGTTCGTACGAGGATGTTTCGGAGGATGTTCCTTGGAAGGATATTATGGTTGATTTGCGAAAGTCTTCTATGTTCCCGATGGGCCCAAAGAAATTTGTTCGTTCCGGACCTGTTCCCTCAGGTGGTGATCCTAAAACGTTTGATGCCGGTACTTTGTTTGTGTGTACAACTGATGGTACTGCCGTTAACTGGTCTAAATTGTGGGTCGAGTATGATGTTACGCTTCATACCCCACAGTTGAATCCAGGAGGCAATACCTTCAGCTCCTTTCACTTGACTGGCACTACACCAACTACTGCATCGAATTATGCGAATCCTGTGATTGTTGCTGGATCTGCTCCCATTGTAACTGTTGCAGGGAATGTTATTACATTTCTTGCAGGAGGAAAATACATGGTGAACATAAATCAAGCAGCAGGCGTCAGTGATTCGTTTGCGACCCCTACTGTATCCGCAGGTTCCTCGTTCATCACTTCGTATGGACTTCTTGGAACGGGCTGGACAACAGTTGGAGCAATTAATTCGGTCTCTATGTTGGTGAATATGCTACCAGGTGGTACATTGACAGAAAACTGCACGATTGTGACAGGAACAAGTTCTGAGTTGTTTATCTCACCTGTTCCCGCCGTGCAGGCCTAAGTCCTCACCTTATGTTACCTATTCAACTTAATTCTAGAGTATTTTCCATGAACCCTGAGACTAGTGGTATTGGTTATTTTTCTAGGAGGAAAGTGCACTTACGCACGTAAAATGTTTGATCAGCTTGTAGCAGCTCCCTTAGGGTTGAGAAGCCGTTCTGAAT